CTCGCGAATGACCCGCGATCGAGGGCCCAGGAAGGACCCAGACCGGGGGGTGGGCTGGCTGGCTCGGCTCATGACCTGGCGCGCGCGGTGCGCATGGCCTGCTCGATGGCCCGCGCCCATTCGCGCGGCAACTCGCGGGCGACGACGGGCTGCGCGGCGGCCAGGAAGTCCACGCGCTTCTCGTAGCGCGCCGAGCGCTGCGGGAACACGATCAACGGGATGAGCTGCGAGCGCCCATCGGGGCGCGCGATGCGCTTGTAGATGCCGGGCGGGCTGCCGGGCACGCCGGCCTCGGTGGGGTCGCCGTAGAAGATCTCGACGTTGCGGCTGACGCGGATGGTGCGCGACTGGCGCTTGCTCAGCTTGCCTTCGCGCCGGGCCACGGCCAGCAGCTTGGTGATAGTGCCGCGCGGCAGGTTGCCGAAGGCGTCGAGCTCCACCGCAGCAGGCAGGCGCAGGGCCTTGCGCGCCGGCTGCCGCGTGCCGCCCTGCAGCTGCCAGCGCAGGTAGCTCGCTTGGCGGGTCTTGAAGAAGACGCCGGCTTCGAGCTTGCGCTTGTCGGCGCGGGCGATGAAGGTCGATGCGCGGCTGCCCGTGGGCTCGCCGGCCGTGAAGGGGGTGGGTCGATCCAGCGCGCCCCGCAGCAGGCCGGGCACGATGGCCTGCACGTGGCGGGCCGTGGCGTTGAGCGCCACGCTGGCCGCAAAGTCAGCCTGCCCGGCCAGCGCGCCCAGGCGTTCGCGCACCTGGGCGATGTTGGTGTCGATGGTGATCCTCACGGCGCCGCCCCCCACACCAACCCACCCTGCCCGTCCAACCGCACCCGCCGGCCGCTGACCGTGCTGCCGAACTCGCGCAGCACGCCATCCGGCCCGATCTCGGCGGCGTAGAAGCCGCCCTTGCCCTGCTTCCCCCTCAGCACAACGCGGTCGGCGGCCTGCTTGCCCAGCTCGGCCCGCAGCCAGTCCACCAGCGCGGCGGTCTGGGGCATGGTGGATCGCAGGCTTGCTGCCTTGCTGCCTTGGCCTTGCTGTTGCATGGTGCTGTGTTGTGGTGCTCTTTGCTCTCTCGTCCAACCGTCCAACCTCGTCCAACCCCTTTCCCCCTGTGCGCGCCCCTGCGGGGGCGTGCGGGGGCGTGCGGGCGTCCGCGCGCCCCCACGCACACACGCATGTGCACGTGAGGCAGGTTGGACGAGGTTGGACGGCACCCTGCCACCGAGGTAAAAACCGCCCGTCCAACCTTGCGCAGAGGTTGGACGGAGGTTGGACGGAGGTTGGACGAGATCAGAATTCATCGAGCGTTTCCTCGGCCGGACCACCGGCCTGCGGCTCGCTGGTGGGACCACCCACCGCGTTCTGATCGTCCGCGCCCTGCCCCGGCTTCGAGGTTGGACGGACGTAGCGCCAGAGCCTGGCGCCATGGGCGTCGCGCTTCTTCGTCCAGCCGAGCTTGTGCATGGCGATGCCCACGCGCGTGCTCATCTGGCGGGCACCGTCGATGCGGTCGCTGGGCACGCCCAGGCAGTACACCAGCAGCTCGTGCGTGGTGAAGCTGTCGCGCTCACAGGCTTCGGTGTGGGCCTCACCGAAGCGGGCGCTGCTGTCCACCCACGATGCGATGCGCTCGAACCACGGATCGCCGATCTCGCGGCGCTCCTGCTCGGGGACGAGGTAGCGCTGTTCTTCCTCGCGCGTGGGCCAGCAGCGCCGGGTTTCGGCGTCGTCGCTGGCCAGGCGGGCGATGGCCTCGGCAAACATCTGGTCGCGGTCGGCGGCCAGCTTGTCGAGGTTGATCTCGTCGTCGCAGGCCACGGGCCAGAAGCGGCGCGCACCGGTGCTGTCTTTGCTGTACTCGTCCTGGTTGGTGGTGCCGGCGAAGACGCAGCTGCGCGGGCGGTCAGCCGGGCGGCGCGCAAAGGGCTCGCGCACGCGGTCGATGCGGCTGGTGAGGTACTGCTTGACGGCGGTGGTCTCGGCGCGGCTGAAGCTGTCGAGCTCGGCGATCTCGTACAGCCACTTCCCCGCCAGATTGAGCAGCGCGTCCTTGTCGCCGATGCGGATGGGCGTGTCGGCAAACCAGTCGTTGCGGCCCACCAGGGTGCGCAGGCTGGTGCTCTTTTGCTTGCCCTGCTTGCCCTCGAGCACGATCATGTAGTCGGCCTGGCAGCCCGGCTGGCGGATGCGGCGCACCATGTTCATCACGAACCACGGGCCGATCAGGCGCGTGTAGGTGGTGTCGGCCGCGCCCACGCACTCGTGCAGCCAGTGCGTCAGGCGGTCGATGCCGTCCCAGGCGGGCAGGTTGTCCAGGTACTGGCGCACCGGGTGGAACTTGTTGTCCGTGGCAGCCATGGCCACGCCGGCCGCCAGCGTGGCCTCAGCGCGCACCCGAAGGCGTAACTGCGTGGCCAGCCAGTAGCCCAGGCTGTAGTCGTCGTCGGTGGCCCACTCGCCCGGCTCGCTGCCCCAGGGCGTGGTGCGGGTTTTCAGCACGCGGTAGGCAAACTCGTCGAAGGCCACCAGGCCCGCCAGCTCGGGATGGTGCTTCAGCGTCAGGAAGACGTTTTCACGGCAGTCGGCCACACCGCCTTCGCTGTTGCGCAGCAGCAGCGCGTCCAGCGCCGGGGGCAGGTTGTTGCGGGGCTTGCGCCTGCCACCCGGCGCGGAGCCGGGCGCAGGGGTAGATCGGGCTTCGGCCGCTTCGGCGCCCTCGGGGTCGGCGTGGTACTCGGGCGCGTCTTCGGCCTGGTCGTCGCCGGCCGCACCGTCGTCCTGCAGATCGGGCGCGTCCTGCGGCGGCGGCGGTGCACGCAGCGGGCTGCGGCTGCGCGGCGGTGACCAGCCGGCGTCGATGGCGCGGCGGAAGATGGTGGCCTCGGTGATGCCCTGGCCGCGGAAGCTGGCCCACTTGCGGGCCAGCACCTCATGGCCCGGGTACTTGCTGCCCTTGCTGCTCCACCAGTCCCACAGCCGCAGGCCGCCTTCGCCCAGCGCGGCCTTCAACGCCATGCCCACCTCGACCCAGTCGTCGTGCGGCATGTCGCTGTCCAGCTGCAGCAGTGCGGATTCCAGGCGCCGGCCCAGGTCATCGGCGGCGGGCGTGGCGGGGCGTGGTGCAGCGGCGCGCGGCGCCTGGTCGCGCGCTGGCTTGACCAGCTCGCGCAACATCGCCAGCGTCTGCGGCGTGATCGGGCCCACCTCGGCCGGCGTGCCGGCCCAGCGGTCGCCGGTGCAGGTGAAGAACTGGCGGCCGCAGAACACCTCGACACCGATGCTGTTGTCCTTGAAGGTCTGCGTGTGCCCGGCCACGATGATGTGCACGCCCCGGCCGCTGGGGCTGCGCTCGGTGTAGCTGGCGCACTGCTCGATGATGCGCAGGCAGTGCGGCGCCACCTCGCCGGTGTCGGCGTCGATGGCGGCGTCGATGTCGATGCCGATGAGCCCGTCACCGGGCAGGAAGGCGAACCCCAGCCCATCGAAGCGCCCGGTGTCCACCAGCGCCCGCGCTTGGGCAAAGCCGGCCAGCTGGGCGCGGTCTTCGGCGCTGCCCTGCTCACCGCGGCGCTTGCGCCCGCTGCAGTAGTAGGGCACCTTTCGCGGCTTCTTGTCGCCGGGGTAAGTCTCGAAGCGCCAGACCAGCCACTGGTCCAGCGCCCGCATGGCGGCGGGCAGGTTGTCCAGCAGCGGCTGCATCAAGGCGGCTTCCTGTGTCATGGCGCGGCCTGCGTCAGTCAACGCGAACCATCAGGCGCGATGCCACGCGCTCGTGCATCTGGAAGCCATCCTTGCGGGTCTTCGTCGGCCCCAGCGCGCCGGCATCGGGCGGCGGGTCGATGTACTCGAAGTGCAGGATGTCGTCGCCGCTGGCATCCGGCTCGATCTTGGCCAGGCGTGCAAGGCGGCCTGTGCGGGTGAGGTACTGCGCGCCCACTCGTGCTTCGAAGGCACGGTGGCGCACCAAGCCGGGGGTGACGGTACGGCCTGCCATCAGAAACCCCCTTGTGCTCGAAGTTGCGTTTGCGCACCAGACGTTTGTAGCTGGGCAGGCACCATCGCGTGTGGCCTCAACTCATGGAAGAAAAAACGCGCCGCCCGGCCAGGCCGCATGCGGAGGAGACGGTACGCAGCGGCACCGGCCGGGCGGCCGGCATCACGGCCGGCCAGCGTGGCGCAAACGCACGGCGATGGGCACCGCGCAGGGAGGGATCGGACGCGACGAAGGGCGGGCGCCCTGCCCGGCTGACAATGGCGGCTCTCACCCCAACCGTTGCCGCCAGGAGGGCGCCCATGCATGCGTTGATCGCAGACCTGACCGCGCTGTGCCGCGATCTGAAAGACGAGTGCGCCGAGCTGCAGGCGCAGTTGCACGCGCACCGCGTCACGCTGAAGGCCCTGCTGCAAGTGCACGAAGCGCCGCAAGCTTTGCACGACGCACTGCTCGACGCGATGGGCGATCGGCCAGCGTCAATGACCGACGCACGAGCGGCCGCGGCCGGCGAATCTGCAGGCGAGCTGCTGGCGGTGCTGCGCGCCAGGCTGCCGCCTCAGCCCTGAGCTGCCCAAGCTGCGCGCGGATGCTGGCAATCTCCTGCACCAGCGCGGCTTCGCGTTCCTGGCTCATGCGCTCACCCCTCCTGCGCCACAGCCACCACAGGCCGGGCGACGTCGATGACGGGCCGACCGACCGGGTGCGGCCAGCCGGGCTTACGGTTCACAAAGGGCGGGCGCCCTGCCCGGCTGACAATGGCGGCTCTCACCCCAACCAGTGCCGCCAGGAGGGCGCCCATGGACAGCAGTCGATTCATTCCGCAGCCGCCCCCGCAGTTTCCGCAGCCGATGCAGGAACTGTGGGAGATGCACGAAGACACGATGCAGGCTCTTGCGCGCATCGAGTTGCTGCTGCAGCAGCTGCTTGCCGCTCACCAGGCAGCACCGGAGCGGCCAGCTGCGAATCCATCCACGCCTGGTTGAGCTGCTCGGCAAACTCAGGCGGTTCGCGCTTGAACGTAAGGTACATCGACAGCACAAGCTGCCGCTCCAGCAGCGCGCGGATGGCGCGCAGCTCGGTCAGGATCTCGGCAGTGTCCGCGGTGTTGGTCATGCGCTCACCCCTCTTGCGCCACAGCCACCACCGGCCGGGCAACGTCAATCACGGGCCGGCCGGCCGGGTGCGGCCAGCTCGGATCAGGGATGCGGCTCCAGGCCGCATCGGGGCGCAGCACCTCGACGGTGACGGCGCCTTGGGTGGCGCGTTCGATGGCCGGGCAGCGGTCCAGCGCCACGCGCTTGTCGCCCGCGGCCCAATCTGAGACCGTCGGCGGCCTGATGCCCAGCTCGCCGGCCAGGGCGGCTTGACGCCCGCGTTTCTGTGAAAGCCAGTCCAGGAGGTTCATACGTCGCGCATTCTTAGCCATTGGATTATGCGCTGTCAATAGCCGGGCGCGAATTTGCATAGATCGCCGGAGGCTTTGGAATGCTGCTTGTGCTGACCATTCACGAAACGCGGCTGGCCCGCCTGAAGATGCTGATCCAGCGTTACGGCACCGTTGCGGCGCTGAACGAGGCGCTGGGCTGGCCACGCACAGACCCGAAGCTGCTGCAGATCCGCAACCAGAACATGCGCTCTGGCCGCGACAAGCCCTACCAGATGGGCGACGAGATGGCGCGCGAGATCGAGGCGACGCTGCAGCTGCCACGCGGCTGGATGGACACCCCGCCCACGTTTGCAGAGCTGCACGGTGAGGAAGATCCGCGCACCAAGGCCCTGCTGCTGATGGAGCAGATGGCGCCCGATCAATGGCCCACGGCCCTGCGGCTCCTTGATGCGCTTGCTCAATCGCCGACGGCCACCGTAGTCCGCACGGGCACCTGATCGGCCTGGTCGCACAATCGCGGCCGCGGCGATGGTTGCCGCAAGGGGAAATCCATGGAAATTGCTGTGCTCTGGCTTGGCCTGGCAGTGGTCATCGGCGTAGCCGCTTCCCATCGGGGGCGCTCTGGCTTTGGTTGGTTCCTGCTGACGGTGTTCATCAGCCCGCTGCTCACTGGCCTGTTGCTGTTGGCACTGCCGCGCCTCAATGACCCGCAGTCACAACGTGCCACCCCAGACACGCACGTGCGTTGCCCCGATTGCCGCGAGCTGGTGCTGCGCGACGCCAAGCGGTGCAAGCACTGCGGCATCACGCTGATACCGCAGTAGCTTGAGCAGACTCAGCGACAAAAATCCCAGGGCATTCGCCAAAGGCTATTGACATGAGTTAGCCCAAGGCTAAGAATCGCACCCAGCCCCACGACAACGGCTTACGCCGGGGGCGGGAGATGCGATGTCGGTGCCTGTCGTCCCCCACGCGCCCACCCGGGCCGAGCGCCGCGCCGCCGCGGCGTATGAGTTCGTCTTTTGCTTGATCTTGGCGGTCATCGGCGCGGTGGCGCTGGTGCACTGGGTGGAGCTCGAGGGCCTGATCGGCCCGCACGCGGCGGCGGTGGCCGCGCTGGGCGTGCCCCGGCCCTGGTGGCTGCGCCTGCGGATTGCGCTGCGCGCCGCCTACCTGCGCCACCTGATCGCCGGCGCCGAGCGCGACATCGGGTGGCTGCAGGATGAAGCGCGGGACATTCCGCTGCTGATCGCCGCGCACCGCGGCTACGTCAGCGAGCTGCGCGTGCAGCTGGCCCAGGTGGAGGCCGGGCGATGAGCGCGGTGCTTGTCGCGCAGCGTCCGGCAGATGTGCAGCCCGCGCAACACCTGCCCGACTGGATCACCCAGCCGCTGCCTGGTGAGGTGCAAGCCGCCGGCTCTGTGGTGGCGGTGTACCCCAGCGTCAGGCCGGACGGCAACGGCGGCGCGGCGCTGCCCGTGCTGCGCGTGGTGCTGAAGCAGCCGCAGCCGCAACAAACCGCGCCGACCGAATACCGCCGCAGCGGCGTGCTGCTGCACGCCCTCATCTGGCTGCAGACCGCTGCCACCGCCGAGCAGGCCTCAGCCGACGCCGAGGCGGCCAAGCAGCGCCTGTTGGTGCACGCCCACCAACGGCACGGCTTGGTGCGCCTGCACGGCCGCAGCGTCAAGCGGTTCAGCGTGGCAAGCCTGGACTTGTGGCTGGATGCCGCGCGGCTGATGGGCTGCGTGCTGCAGCCGCAGCCGCAACCCGCGCCCGTGCCGCGCCCGCTGATGGGGGCAGCGCTATGACCTGGATCCTCACCATTCACGGCCGCGTGGTCGACCTGCGCGCAATCACCAACGGCCGCGGCAAGACCGGTCTGACCCACAGCGAGGCGGCGCAGGCGCTGGCCAAGATCAACCGCTACAACGGGCACACCACGCGCCTGTACTCGGTGGCCGAGCACAGCCTGCACGTGTGCCAGATCCTCGAGCGCGACCTGGGCGTCACCCACTGCGAGACGCTGCTGGCCGCCCTGTGCCACGACGCGCACGAGTGCCTGATCGGCGACATGACGTCGCCCGTCAAGCAGCTGCTGGCGCTGCGCGCGGTGCAGGCCCTGGACGCCGACCACTGGCACGCGGTGGAAGACACGGTGCAGAGCATGCTGCTGGCCGAATGGGGCCTGCTGGAAGCGCACCACGCGGCCCGCGAGCTCATCCGCCACTGCGACCTGGTGGCCCTGGCCACCGAGCGCCGCGACCTGATGCACCCCGGCGGCCTGCCCTGGGAAGTGCTGGCCGGCATCCAGCCCGCCGACTGGCTGCACCTGCGCGACGGCGGCGGCATGACGCACGACGACTGGGCGGCGGCGTGGCTGGAGCGCTACCAGGAACTGCGCGCCGGGGCGTATGAGCAGGCGCGGCAGGGTGAGGGGGCGGCGGCGTGAGCGCTGGCGACCGCTGGCTGCTGCCCGATGGCCGCGAAGCCCTGGAGCTGCAAGGCAGCCAGGGCGGCCTGCTGCGCGTGGCGCCGATCGTGGCGGACTGGCCCTTCCCAGCCCCGCCCGTGATCGCCCAGCGCCGGCAGTGCACGCGCCTGCCCAGTCGCTACCTGCGCGGGCACGTGCCGGCGGCCGAGCTGGAGGACGCGCTGTGGTGACGCCGGCCAAGGCCAAGCATTGGCGGCCGGGGTGCCCGCTGCCGCCGCTTTCCACCCGGCAGCTGACGCTGCTTGCGCTGGTGGGTGAGATGGAGCCAGTGGCGCTGGGTGCGCTGTCGGCGCGCCTGGGCGGCATTGCGCGCAGCAACGTCAGCAACGACATGCGCGTGCTGCGCCGGCTGCAGCTGGTGGGCTCGATCCCGCAGCGCGGCATCAACACGCGCTACTACCTGTGGGCCCACGTGCCCAAGGTCAAGCCGGCCCTGCTGCCGGTGCCGCGCAAGGCCAAGCCTGCGCCCGCCGCTGACAAGCCCGCACCGGTGCAGCCTGCCGCCATCCGCCCGGCTTCCAGCGTGTGGGACTTTGCCCAGCGCGTGGTGTTGGCCCAGCTTGCGCGAAAGGCCGCGCGATGAGCCGCAAACGCAGCCGTTACCGCCCCCGCGGCATCAACCCGCAGGCGCACGTGATGGCCATGCAAGGCGCCGCGCTGCTGAGCTTGGCAGACCGCGAGCGCTGGGCCCTGCAGCTGCTGCTGGCGCTGGACGACGTGCGCCGCGGCCAGGCCGGCGAGCAGGCGTGGACCGAGATCTTCAACACGATCAACCTGGCCGAAGCCCTGGTGTTGCAGCGCGTGGCGCGCGACCCGCAGGGCACCGTGCGCGCCGCGCAGGACGCCTGCGTGGCCATCCTCGAGCGCCAGCGCACCACAGGCACCCGCGCCGCCCGGGCCGGCGAACTGGCCGCGCTGCGCGAGCTGCAGGCCGCCTGGGTGGATCTGCTGGACGGCATCACGCACAGCGAGCGATTCGCGGCCGAGGAACTGGTGGAGCGCCGCACCAAGGCGGCGCTGGCCGGGGGCATGGGGCCCGCGGTGATGGTGGTTGAGCCACCGAAGGAGTTGAGAACGTGACCGTGAACGAGAGCGCCATCCAGCTCATGCTGGACATCGAAACCATGGGCGTCGGCCCCAGCGCCGCGATGCTCAGCATCGGCTTGGTGCGCTTCAGCGAAGCCGATGGCGTGTTGCCCTACGAGCACTACCACTGGCACATCGACCTGGCCGATTCCATCCGCCAGGGCGCCACGGTGGACGGCGAGACGGTCGCTTGGTGGCTCACCCAGCCCGAGCACGCGCGCCGCGGATTGCGTGGCCTGCAGGCTCGGCAAGACGGCCACGGTGGGCAGCCCGAAGAACACGCGCTGGTGCAGTTGAACTGGCGCCTGCAAGCGCCCGATCTGGCTGGTGCCCCGATCTGGGCCAACGGCATCGACTTCGATCTGGTCATTCTGCGCAGCGCCCTGGCGCGCCACAAGCTGGCCCCGGGCTGGGCCTACTGGCAGCAGCGCGACCTGCGCACCCTGCGCAAGCTGCTGCCCCACGTGCCCGCGCCCGAGCGCGACGAGGCCGACAAGCACAACGCGCTGCGCGACGCCATGCACCAGGCCGCCCACTGCGCCGCCCTACTGCGCGCCCTGCGCGATGGCTGCGTGCCGCGTGAACAGGAGGCCCAGGCATGAGCAAGCACACGCCGGGCCCGTGGCACTGGCCTCACGACAGCAATGACCTGTGTCCGGTAAACCCAGACCCGCAACACATGGCCGTGTCGTCGATCCTGACCGCAGATGGCGGCTTTGGCTTCCTGGGACGCTCGAACGCGGACACGCTGGCCGAGCTCGACGCGGATCGCCGCCTGATCGCCGCCGCGCCAGACTTGCTGGACGCGTTGAAGACGCTGCTCTTCGCGGCAGATGACAGTCAGTCTTACGACGCGGCGCTCGTCAGTGCCCGCGCCGCCATCGCCAAAGCGGAGGGCACAGCATGAGCCGCATCGACCTGGATCTGTTTTGGAGCATCTGCATCGTCATTGTGCTGACGACTGCGCTGTTTGCGCCGCTGGGGGGGTGAGCATGAGCGACTTTGAGGTGATGCCGCCCGGGTCGGGCCGGGTGTTGCGGCAGGCGCTGCAGCAGTTGGAGCGGGGGTTTGCTGCCCAGAACCATCCCGAGCAGAAGCTCGGATTGGTGGGCGCTGCGCGGCAGGCGCTGGGGGCGATGGAAGGCGAATTGCCGGGTTGGCGTACTCCGGCGCAAGCGAAAGCCATCATCGCCCTCCGCGCAGAGCTGGCGCACTATGAGCAGCAGCAGGAGCAGGAGCCGGGCGTGTGTGGCCGGTGTGGCGCGTTGGTCTATGACCCTGTGGTGGTGCAGCAGGAGCAGGCGCCGGTGGCCTGGCGCTTCCGCACCATCGGCATCGAGCACGCAGCCTGGCGCCTGACCGACGACGCCGGCCTGATCGCGCAGATGCGCAAGCTCGGCCACTGGGACATTCGCCCCCTGGGCGAGCTGCCCGCCGAAGGGGGCGCATGATGCCCCACGCACCCGGCACCTACCTGGGCGGCATCCGCACGCTGGACGACCTGCGCCAGCGCTGCGTCATCGACGCGGAAAGCGGCTGCTGGCACTGGCGCATGGCCATCACGCAAGGAGCGCCGCGTGTGCATCTGCAGCACCCGCAAGACGGCCGCAAGGTCACCATGCGCGGCCGGCGCGCCGCGCTGCTGCTGGCCACCGGGCGCGGTCTTCCGCGCGGCCACACCGCCTATGCGCGGCATTGCTGCCAGGCCGACGACTGCGTCAACCCTGAGCACAGCCGCAGCGGCAACCGCAAGGAACACGGCCAATGGCTGACCAAGAGCGGCAAGGTCAAGAACTTGCTGGGCAAGCGCGCGGCCAGCCGGCGCGGCTGGGACACCCGGGGCCGCAAGGTCACGCCTGAGATGCGGCAGGACATCCTGAACAGCACCGACGAACCCTGGCAAGCCCTGGCCGACCGGCTGGGCGTCAGCAAGTTCGTCATCTACCAGGTGCGCAAGGGGCTCACGCACTCGGCCGCGCTGCCCGGGGCCAGTGTCTTCAACTGGCGCCCCTGAGCCACCACCAACACCCCGACCGCAGCGCCCGGGCATGGCGCCGCACACCACCAGAAGGAGGCCCCACCATGCGGCCATTCACCGACACGCTCAACCAACTGCGCTTCGGCACGTTGAGCGACGACCTCACCAAGGCCCTGCACGAGCTGACGCTCAAGTGCGGCGAAACCGGCCGCGCTGGCCGGCTGACGCTGGATCTGCAGCTCAAGCCCGGCAAGGGCGGGCAGATCGAGGTGTTTGATGACATCAAGCTCAAGCTGCCGGAGGAGGAGCGCGGCTCGTCGATCATGTTCTCCACGCCCGAAGGCAACCTGACGCGCGAAGACCCGCGGCAGATCCACGACCATCTGGCATGGGGTGGTGGAGAAGTGATCAGCGACCAGCGCATCGCCGAGCTGATGGGCTGGTCTGCCAACCCGGCACACGTGACCGGCGTGCTGGGCGGCGGGCCGGATGATCTGCCGGCGCGGGTGCGGGCGGTGGCTCAGGCGGCGGCTGAGGCGGCGTTGGCGCAGCAGGCGCAGCAGCCGGCGAGAGCCCCAACGGTTGAAGCTGCCTACGAAATGGGCGCCAAAGGCGGGCCTGCCAGTGACGCTGAACGTCTTGCTTTTGAAGCCTGGATGCGCGGCCACTGTTGGGCGCTTTGCGCCAGGTGGAGCGGCACGCAGTATCTCAGCGACTATGAACAAGACGGAAACATTGATCCGCACGCCATGAGAACACGGCAACTGTGGGCGGCGTGGCGCGATCGCGCGGCGTTGGCCAAAGCGGGGGATTGATATGGCTGCTGTAGATATTGAAAACCAGTTGTCATGCAACTGGATTCATTGCAACGAAATGTTGCCTCGCTCAGGTCAGCGAGTATTGGTTTGGTGTGAACGAACGCTGCTGCACGTATATCGCAGACAAAGTGAGGCCATTATTTCCAGATGTCGTCTGACTGCAGATGGCCCAAAGTGGGACTGCGAACAGACCAACAGGTGGTTTCCAGTCATCTCCAGGGTCACTCATTGGATGCCGCTTCCAGCGTCGCCCGTCGTCAAAAGTGCTCCGTTGCCACCACCGAAGAAGCCTTGATCATGACCCACCAACTCACCATGACCGGCGAAGACTGGCTCAGCGACCGCGACCGCAAGACCCAGGCCCGGGCCGAGGCCGCACGGCGCAAGGCAGCGCTGCGCGCGGCTGAGAAGCTGCAGGCGGCGGCCGATGCGGTGGCTGAGTTCAGCATGGCCTGCCTTGAGTGCAACGACGGCAGCGTGCGTGGCGCCGACGATAGCCGCGTCATCTTGTCGACCAGCATGCGGGAATACGCGGGCTGGCTGGAAAGCGTGTTCGGCAAATGAGCGCTGCCCGCCTGCGCACCCTGGCCTTCCGCCGCGGCCAGAAGCTGACGCAGCGCGACTGCGTGATGCTGATCCGAGCCGCCGCGCTGCTGGACGAATCCGAGCGCGCGCGGCTCGAGCTGCTGACGCACTACGGCCAGATGCTGGCCGAGCTGGTGACCCTGCGCGCGGAGCTGGTGACTGTGCGGCAGGTGCTGCAGACCATCGTCGAGGAAGACGATTCAGATGACCCGAGGAGCGTATGACATGAAAGAGCGGCCGATCATCTTCAGCGCGCCGATGGTGCGCGCGATCCTGGCTGGCGCGAAGACGCAGACGCGGCGGGTGATGAAGCCGCAGTTTGCGGCCGATGCAGTGCCTGCCGAGATGCCTGCGACTGACCCGATTGGCGGGTGGGTCGTTGGCGGCCACTCTGGCGTGTGGTGGTGCGACGCCGCTGCGAACCCCGACGACGCGAGGCTCTGCCCCTATGGCCAGCCCGGCGACCGGCTGTGGGTGCGGGAGACCTTCGCCATTGTTCCCCGCACGGCATACCGCTGCAGCAAAGGCGTGCAGCAGGTGCTGCGGCCAGACGATGACCACGACGCGGCAATCTATCGCGCAGGGTGGGACCGCAGCAACGGAGGGTTTTGCTGGCGCCCGTCGGTGCACATGCCCCGCTGGGCCAGCCGCATCACGCTGGAGGTGACCGGCGTGCGCGTGGAGCGGCTGCAGGAAATCAGCGAGGCAGATTTCATTGCCGAAGGGAACCCGTGGGGGGTCTATCTCAACTCCTGGGCCGCCAACCCCTGGGTCTGGGTCGTCCAGTTCAAGCGCCTGCCCGCATAAGCCCATGCACACCCCTGACCGCCTACACACCGGCGCCGAACTGGCCGCCCTGCTGCGCTGCAGCGAGCGCACCGTCGCCCGCCTGGTCATCGACGGCATGCCCAGCATCCTGGTGCGCGGCCGGCGCGTTTACGATGCGGCCGAATGCCTGCGCTGGATGCGCGAGAGGGACGCTGCACCATGCCCATCAGACAAGACACCGAAGGCCGCTGGCACGTCGAGGTCTGCGTCCGTCGTCGACGCCTTCACCGACGCCTGCCGGCGGGCGCAACTGCGCGTGATGCCAAGCTCGCCGAAGCTGAGCTGACGCGCGCGCTGCACGCTGAGCCGGCGCCGCAGCGTGTCGTCAGCGTGCCCGGCGACCCACCGCTGACCGCCATCCTGGCCGACTACGCCCAGCGCCACGCGCTGACGCTGCGCAGCACTGACACCGCCCAGCACCACGCCTACCGCATCGGCCGCTGGCTCGAGGGCCGGCGCGCGAGTGAGGTACGCCAGGTCGTCGCGCAAATCGTGCAGGATCTCAGCACCGCCTACCGGCCGGCCACCATAAACCGCAGCCTGGGCACACTGAAGCGCGCGCTGCGCATGGCCTGGGAGCGTGGCGACACCACGCAGGACTGGTCGGGCCTGGTCAAGCGCCTGCCCGAGCAAAACGAGAAGACGCTGTACCTCACCATCGACCAGGTGCGCCAGCTCGCCGACGCGGCCAGCGAGCCGGTGCGCGCCGCCATCTGGATCGGCCTGCTCACCGGCTGCCGCCGCGGCGAGATCTGCAAGCTGCAGCGCGAGGACATCGGCGAAACCACGCTGCGCATCCAGGCCGGCAACACCAAGACGCTGCGCTACCGCGAGGTGCCCATCGTGCCGGCGCTGCGCCCGTGGCTGCAGTACATCCCATTGCCGGTGACCTTCGAGGGCGTCAAGAGCGGCATCCGGCGCGCCCGCGCCAAGGCCGGCCTGCCCGGTGTAGGTTTTCACACGCTGCGCCACAGCTGCGCCACGATCCTGCTGGCGCCCCCGATCAACGCCCCGCTGCACGTGGTGCGCGACGTGCTGGGGCACACCAGCATCAAGGTGACCGAGCGCTACGCCCACGCCCTGGTGCAACCCCAGCGCCAGGCCCTGGAGGCCCTGGGCGCCGCAACAATCTTCACCGCCGATTTACACCAGGAAGACCAACGGCCCCGAAGGGCCGCTGTAAGTCGTTGATTTCCTTGGTGGGCGGTGCAGGGTTCGAACCTGCGACCCCTGCCGTGTGAAGGCCGGTGTCTGACCTGGCTTACGAGGGAGAGACGCCGGCAAAACACCCCGTTTTGGGGCCTTGGCGGACCCCAATTTACACCAGGATTTACACCGGGCGCGGCCGACAGCCGGTGCGTGGCGGGTGCGTGACTCAGCCTTCGTCGGGCTTGCGGAAGTGGCGGGTGGCGACGTTGGACACCTCGCCATCGAGCCACGCGATCTGCACCACTTCCGGCCCGGCCATGACCCAGCAGCCGCCGACGCGCACCGGGCCCTGGATGAACACCGCCAGCTTCGCGGCGCCCACGCACGGCCCAGGCTGATCGTGCAGCTCGGCACGGCGGTCTCCGTCGGTGGCGACTGCGATGACGGCGGCGGCGGCGGGCTGGATGGTCAGGGCGATGGCCAGCATCAGCAGGACGGCGGCGAGGGCGTGGGCGAGTAGGCGCATGCTGGGGCTCCTGGGCTGGGCTGGGGGTGGGCGGCGGGGTCAGTGCGGCGGGGCGGCGGCCGGCGGGCGCGGGGTGGTCGTCAGGGCGTCGTAGGCGCGCTCGCAGGTGGTGCCGGCGGCGGCGCGGGCGTCTGCGAGCGCTGCCAGTTCTCGAGCTCGCGCGTCCAGCCGGCTGAGCATGTCGGCGAGCACCACGCCGGCGTTGCCGGCTGGCGGGCTGCCGGGGGCAGCGGGGGGATGGCCGGGGGCTGTGTGACCGGGGGCGGCAGGGGCGCTGCATTGGGCTGCGTAGGCTGCCGCCCATTGGCGCAGGCTGTCAGCAGCAGCGCGAGCGCGGTCAGCGTCAGCGCGGGCAGCGGCCTGCTGGCGGGTGGCGGCGGCGGCGATGTCGTCATGGGCACTTCTCCAGGCGGTTTCGGTGGCGCGGGCTTGCTCGCTGGCCTGGGCGGCGGCGGTGGCCAGGGCGGCGCGCTCGGTGGCCCACTGGGCACGCTCTTCTTCGAGGGTGGCGCGCAGGCGCTGGGCGGTGCGCTCGGCGTCGCGCACGTCCATCCACAGCGTGGCGCTGAGCGCGCCCAGGCCGATGGCGGCTGCAGTGGCCAGGGCGGTGAGGGCGCGGTCGATCAGCATGGCGGGTGGGCTGGTGTGGATTGCGCGGGGTGGTGTGGATCTGGTGCGGATGTGCGGCGTTTGCGCTGTAGATGTGGCGCTGGTGCCTCAGGCGATTCCCGGGCTGTAGGTGACGCGGCCCCCGGCAAAGTGCGCGGTCAGCACCTGCGCGCGGGGCGTGCCGCGGCCTGGGGGCAGGAAAGAGATGTGCACCCACTGGCCCTCGAAGATGAGCTGGTCGTAGCGGATCTGCTCGGCGTGGTTGGCGATGTGGCGGCAGATCGCGCGCGGTGCGCCGAACGCGGGCGCGACGAAGTCGGCGGCCAGGCCGAGGGTGTGCTGGCTGCTGTCGCTGCCGCCGATGGCGGCGTTGAGCGCCGGGCTGCGGTAACCGCTGGTGATCTGGATGGGTTGCATCAGCAGATCTCGCACCCGTTGCATGCTCGGGCCGAGCACGTTGCGCAGGTTGGCCAGCGCTGCGGCGGGCGGAGTGTTGTCCAGGCCGTGGCGCACAGCGGTTTCGCTGCGCAGGAACTCGGACAGGCGGAAGTTGGCGCTGATTGGTTGATCGACAAGGCTCATGGTCGGGGCGCGGCCGCGGGGTTGACGGGCGTGACGGGGGCTTCGACAGGCTCAGCCCGAACGGCGTGGTTGGCGGGCGTCATGTTCCCGAAGTTGGATTCGGGAACACCTTGCGCCTCCACGCCCGGCTGGCCGACAAGGCGCGCGGCCAGAAAGAGCAGGCCCAGGGCCAGGGGCAGCCGGTGCTCGGGCACGCCGACGGCGGCCAGCAGGGCGGCCTGTTGGTCAGGTGGCAGCAGGCCGAAGCCGCAGGCCAGCGCGGCGGCCTGCACGCTGAGCATGCGCCAGGCGCGGCGCCAGTTGGCCGTCAGCGTGATGGTGAGGCGCAGCGGGCGGTCGCGCACCATATTCCTACGGTCAGGAAAATGGTCGTGCGGGTCGGTGGAGCGGTGCATCAGATGAGCCCTGCCCTCTTGGCGATGTACATGCACGCGGCGGCGGCTGCGGCCCACATGGCGCGGTCCATCCAAGCGGCGGCGCGGGTGGCTGCGGGGGCTTGTTGCTCAAGGACGCTGAGCCGATGCTCGATGCGCTCCAGCGCGGTGAATGCGCGCTCTTGCGCCGCGGCGGCCTGGGCTTGGCGCTCTTCGACCAGCGCCAGGCGCACGACGGCGGCGGCCAGCTCGCGCAGGGCGGTCTTGATCTCGCCGACATCACCATGCAGCGTGTCGAGACGGTGGTTGAGCACGTCAGCGGCTGGGCTGGATGATGGGGCCTCGGTGGTGTGCATGGTGGGCGGCTTCAGTGCGGGTGGTGGGCGGGCGTGGGTGCGGGTAAGGCGCGGCGGCGGGCGCAATGTGTGATGCGGCTCAGCGCGGCGGCGGCGCGGCGGCGCGCACGGCTTCGATTTCGAGCGGATGGTTGCGGTAGCCGTAGCGCAACAGGCCGGCCACGTACCGCGCATAGAACCCGATGACGCCGAAGCGCTGCGCCTGGCGCCAGTGCGCCATCTCGTGGCGCAGCAGGCGATCGGCCGCGGTGCCGGGCGCGGGGGCGGCCATGCCGGCCCGTTGCCAGGACATCAGGTCTGGATGCAGCCAAACGCCGATGGGGGGCAGGCAAAGGCCAGCGAAGCCGGCGGCGTCGAACAGCCAGCGCATGGGGCCGCGCAAGGGGCGGATGCGTGGGACTTGAGGCATGCGCATGGCGATCCCGCCATCACAGGCCCAGCTTCGCGCGCTCTGCCCTGCCCCAAGCGCGGCAGTCTTCGACGTAGGAGTTCCATGCCTCGGTTTCGGCGCTGGGGGCGGTGCGCAGGAGCTTGATTTCGTCGTCGACGCTGTAGCGGCTGCGGATGGCATCGACCACACGCTGCTGGATCAGCCGCACTTGCGGGCTGGCAGCGCGGATGGCGTCACGCAGGTCAGACGGCAGCGGGTTGGGCAGGTGCTCGATGCTGGCGGCAATCTGCGCCGGCTGCGTGGCGGGCAGCGTGGCCCCGTCGTCCAGCGCGACGACGGTGCGCCCGTCAGGCAGCGTGGCGAGTTCCTGGCCCTGGCGCTGGGCGGCGTTGGCCTCGGGCAGCCGAAGCTCCCACGTGTGCATGGGCGTGGAAACTTTGCGGTAGGCGATGAGCGACGGCATGGTGATGCTCCGTGATGTACTGGATGAGGGGCCGGAAAGACGCGGTGCGGCGCGCATGGCCAAGGCGCGACACCAGGGGTTGCAGGCGGTGCGCGCGGGCGTCGGCGCGGATCTGGTGGACCAGGCGCGGGCGCACGAAGCGGGCGCGCGCCCAGGTGCGGTAGCCGACCCAGTTGACGCCGCGGGCAATGGGCTGCAGGCTGTGGTGGCTGATCTCCAGCCCGAGCAGCGCCAGGTGCTCGCCGATGCGGTGCAGCCAGTCTTGGCCGACGGCGCGGCTCGGGGCGATCATCACGGCGTCATCCATGTATCGCCCGTAGTCGGCCGCGCCCAGCGTGCGCTTGCAGAAGTGGTCGAGGCTGTTGAGGTACAGGTTGGCGAACGTCTGCGACATCAGGTTGCCGATGGGGATGCCCGTGGGCGCCGGGCGCTGGGCGAACAGGTCGAGCAGGCGCAGGGTGTCCGGGCACTTGATGACGCGGCGCACCAGCGCGGCCAGCGTGGCGCGGTCGACGCTGTAGAAGAACTTGCGCACGTCCACGTGCAGCGCCCAGGCGCTGCGCGGCGCGCGGCGCATGGCGGCCTGCAGCCAATCGGCGGCGGCGTGCGTGCCCAGCCCGGTGCGGCAGGCAAAGCTGGTGGCGATGTAGCGCCGCTCGAACAGTGGGCCGACGACACCATAGACGGCGTGCTGCACGACGAGGTCTCGGAATGACGGCGCTTCGATCAGGCGGGGCTTGCGCCCATCGTTGATCCAGAAGGCATTGACCGGCAGCGGCGCATACGTGGCGTCCAGAAGCTGCGCGTGCAGACCGTGGATGTTGGCGCCCAGGTTGCGCTCGAACAGGAAACAGCCGCGGCTGTTGCGCTTTTCCTCGCGGGCGCGCCGGTAGGCCTGCAGCAGCGCATCGGGGTGCGCGTACTGGTCAAACAGGTTTGCGTGGCGTTTCATCGTGCGCGCAACCTGCTGGGCAAAGGGGTTGCTGCGCCAAGGGTCGCCGGGCTGCCAACACGGGCGGCCGGGGCTACTGCAGGGCGCGGCAACAGAACATTTCGGCACCAGCCGCGACGGGGGCTCCCTCTCTGCCGGTCGGCCGATGCCGCATGTGGCAAGCCAGGCTCAGAGTCGGCGCGGAACCCGATGTTGTTGTTCGAGTTACCGCGGACGTTGTTCAGATTCAGCGCCCAGACCCCGGCATTGCTGCCGTTGTTCCAGTTGCCGCCAGAGATCGCACAGAGCATGTCAAGCCCCTACCGCACCAGCAGCCGCAAAGCTGCCGGATTCATGCGCCGACGCGGTTTGCGCCGGCTCAGCCGCGGCCTGGGGCCCGGCTTGTGATTGGCTCGAGAGCCAGCCGCCGATCATGCGGCCCAGCTCGTCGACCAGGCGCAAGATCACCAAGGCCCGGTGTTCACCCGGGCGCTCAGGGTCTTGCTTGCCCTTGCTGAAGTTGAACAAGCCCAGCTCGTGCGCCAGCAGCAGCAGCATGCGCAACTGCTCGTGACGGATGTCGAGCTGGGTGAGCGCGGTGCGCTTGTGATAGCGCTTCTGGGCCTCCGTGACGAGGTTGTAGACGTCCACATACGCGGCGCGGATCTGGTGCGTGAGCGCGTATTTGTGGCATGAGGGAAAGTGAGCCAGGTACAACTCCAATTGAGCAGCGAACAAGATCAGCTTGCGATGCAAGCCGGCTTGCGCGTGGATGCTGCGGGTGTTGTGGCTCATGATCGTGTGGCACAAGGGGCCCAGGCGCTGTCGCGCCAGGGCACAGGGTTACAGGTAAGAGGCGGCGCGGAACCCGATGAAGGTGTGCGAGTTACCGCGGACGATGTTCAGAGCCAGCGCCCAGACCCCGGCAAAGCTGCCGTAGCTCCAGTCGCCGCCAGAGATCGCACAGAGCTCGTTCGGGCGATCGTCGTAGAGATAGTCGTTGCCAAACTGGTTGCTGCCGCCCACGCCGGTTGCCAGTGGGATACCCAGGCTGGCAAAGGCCCAGGCGTTGCCGCTGGTGGCGGCGCTGAGCACTTGCGCGGCGGCGCCGAAGGTCTTGTTGCTGGCGCTGTCGGTCAGGCTCTCGTAGGTGGCGCCCAAGCTGTCGTACAGCGCTGCCAGGCCGGTGGCGCCCCAGGCGTCGGTGGCCAGCGTGGTGCCGCCGGTGACGGCGGCGGCGTCTGCGGTGGTCTTGAACAAATAGAAGTTGGTGCCGTCGCTGGTGATGCCCAGCTCGGTTTCCCAGACGATTCCGTTCAAGTCCATGACGCCGCACGCCTGCCCGTTGTGCGCCACGCGCGCAGGCAGGTTGGCGCTGCCGGTGCGGCCGGCGTTGGTGGCGGTGCCGTCGTCGACGAAGGCGATTGCGGCGTCATTGACATCGCCCAGGGCGTTGTTGTTGCAGCCCTTGGGGAAGTTGGTCGCGCCTGCGCTGTACCAGCCACAGAAGGCGGTGCCGGTGGCGGCTGAGCCGTGTGCGTTGGCCAGCAGGGCCAGGGCGCCGCGGATGAAGCGGGTGTTGCAAAAGAAGCGGGTGCCGCGCGTCTTGGCTGCGGCGATGGCGCCGGCCAGGTTGTTGCCGGGCGTGCCGGTCAACGTCGCGAAGGCGGTGTTGACGACGCTGCCGCGCTGCGCGCTGCTGAGCACGACCCCGTTCTTCAGGCTGCTGGCGGTGCCCGCGTTGTTGCTGCACAGGTACTTGTCCACGAAAAAGCCCGGGCGGATCGAGCCAGCGTTGTAGAAGGCCCGGTGCAGCGCGTAGCCCGCGGCGTTGGCGTCGGCCACGCTGGCGAAGTGGCTGAAGGGCTTGACGTCGACGACGTTGACGGCGTTGCCGTTGCTGCCGGTGCCGTACTTGTAGAAGAAGGCCGGCACGTAGACCATGACCGAGCCGTCGCTGTACAGGTAATTCCCGTAGTTTTCGGAAGCCGGGTCTTCGGTGCCGGGCAAACGCGCAAAACCGCTCGGGATCTCGGGCGCGATGCCCACGCCGAAGCCCTGCTGCCCCGGCACGCCGATGTGGTTGATGCTGCCGGCCGCGCCCTGGCCGATGCGGATGCCGAAGGGGAAGGCGACGGGCGACCCGTCGGGCGTCTGGATGTTGCGGATGGTGAGGGTGCTCATTGGATGCTCCAGGTGGCAAAGTCTTGGACGGTGACGGTGATCCCGTCGTCGATGGCGATGGGGCCCACGGACGCGGCGTTGTAGGCGCTGGGGATGGTCAGCGCGGCCGAGATGCGGCGCGTGTTCAGCCGCACCGGGCTGTCGGGGCTGACGGCCTGCGCCTGGGCGGCGCTGGCGGCGGCGGCGGCGGCCGATGCGGCGGCGGCGGCGGCGTTGGCGGCCGGGTTGGCGGCGACGATGGACGCCAGCGCGGCCTGCGCCAGGGCGCGGTCGGCCTGCGTGGCGTTGGCGTTGGCCAGCACCTCGAGCGCGTTGGCGTAGACGTTGGCGGCCAGCGCGTTGAGCTGCGTCCCGAAGGTGGGCAGCGCGGTCAGAAGCAGGTCGGCGCGGACGGCAAAGTTGGCCGGGTCGCTGCGCTGCGGCACCGGCGTGGGCAGCGGGGTGTAGGTGGGCGGGCTGGCGGGCATGCGGTGTGGCTCCTGGCGGTGTCGGTCAGGGGGTCAGGTCAGGCCTTCGATTTCGAGGCTGCACAGGCTTTCGCGGGGGTAGGGCACCTCGATCTGAAAGTCGCGGAAGAAGCCGAAGACGGTCAGCGGTGCCAGGTCGGCCACGTCGGGCGCGGTGATCCACACGGCGGGCCTGGCGCGCAGGCCGGCCAGCACACGCTGCACGCGGTTGATCTGGGTGTTTTGCAGCAGCACGCGGGCGCTCAGGCGTTTGCTGAAATCTCGGCGGACGAACGTGGTGACTCCAAATTCATCGGTCTCTTTGCGCGAGTAGTCGATGATGCCCAGGCTGGCGCCATATTCGGCGTCACCCAGGTCGTATTGCGTGCCCCAGGACAGTTGGCCGATTTTAATGGTTCCGGTGCCGGTGAGGCTGACCGTCATGCGCGCATTGGGGTATGGCGGAAGGTCGGTCAATACCACTTCGCCGATTTGCACATCCGGCTCGAAGAAGTATTGGTACCAGTCAAAGATGAATGTCCCGTCCAGGCTGATGGTGCGGCTGTAAATCGTGGGGCCGGTGGGGCCATCGGTGATCGTGACCTGCAGTTGTGCGCCGATCAGGCCCAGCACCGCCAGGCTGTTGCACAAGCCGGTGTCGATGACCACGGTCAGCGGGCTGGTGCTGGTGGTGGCGGTCGACACCTGGTCGTCGAACATGGCATGGGTGTTGTCCGGGCCGACGTTTGACCAGAATGTCGGGGATGTGTCGGGCTGGTGGCCGGTGTTGTTGTTGGCCAGGCTGATCCAGTAATAGGTCCCGTAGTCCACGACTGCGTCTTTGGCATACGTGGTGCCGCTGGCCCAAGCGGCGGCGGTTTCGACGGCGGTGCTGCTGACCAGTTGCGCCGGGGCGAAGACGACGGGGTCGATGACTTTCATGGGTCGCTGCTCCGTCGTGCGTCAGGGCGTGGGGGTGACGTCGGTGATCTGCATCGACTCACCGTCGCGCGTGACGCGTTCCCACAGGCGCTGGGTCTTGTTGGCGGCCACGGCCGTGACGCGCGCCTCGGTGCGCAGGCCCGCCACCTCGGCCCGCAGGGCGCGGATCTCAGCGGCGAGCAGCTCTTCGCGCCGCTGGGAGTTGCCCAGCATGGCGGTGGTGTCGGCGGCGGACCAGTAGCGCGCGGGGCCCGTTACTTCCAGCTCGGGGCCGCGCTCGCCGACGATGCGCAGGCCGCCGGAGTGCATGCCGCCCATCGCAAACTGGGGGACGCCGCCGAGGGAGCGGATCAGGTCGCGCAGGGCGTTGACCTGGGGCTCGTAGGCGCGCAGCGCCGCCTGGGCTTCGGCTTCGGCTTGCTGTGCGGCGGCAAAGGCGGGGTTGGCGCGCTGCTCGTAGATGCCGCCCTTGGCGAAGCCCAGCCAGTCATACCGCGTGCCGACGCGCACGCTGGTGGTGGCCGGCGTGCCGGCCAGCGTAGCCTGCGCGGTCTGTACGTTGCCTTGCAGGCTGCCTAGATAGGCCGCGGCGCTCTGCAGATCGGCCTGCGCGCGCTGCAGGTCTTGCTGGCGCTTCACCTCGGCCTGCTGCGCGGCGGTCTGCATGTTGATCGCGCTGATGACCTGCGACAGCCGGTCGGCCACCAGCGTGTTGCCGCTGGTGACGCGGTCCACCAGCAGCAGGCTGGTGGGGTCGCTTTCGCTCAGCTTGGCCAGCACGCGAGCGAGCGTTGAATCGCTGCTGGCCAGGAAGCTGATGGCCCGGCTCTGCTCGTCGATCACGCCCCCGGTAGCATCGGCGACCGAGCCGGTGGTGTCGGTGGTGCGGTTTGCGGCGGTAACGATGTCGCCGGTACCCAGGATGACCGAGCGCACGCGCTCTGCGGTCAGCTCTTGCAGGCTGACTTGGGCGTCACTGTTGCTGTCTGCGCGCGCGATCAGCGCCCGGATCTGGTCGTCGCTGGCCTTGCCCGCCAGGCCGCGCTGCAGCTCTTCGAAGGTGAGCAGGCCGTCGACGTTGGCGTCCAGACCATCAAAGCCGGCGATCAGTTCGCCGGTCAGCGTCAGGATGCGCTGGGCGACATCGACGGTGCTGCGGTTGACGAGTTCCAGGCGTTGGCGCACCTGGTCGGCCGCAAGCTCTTGCACGCTGACCTGCCTGTCGCCATTGGTATCCACGCGCGCGATCAGCGCCCGGATCTGGTCGTCGCTGGCCTTGCCCGCCAGGCCGCGCTGCAGCTCTTCGAAGGTGAGCAGGCCGTCGACGTTGGCGTCGAGCGCCTGCATCGCGCTGGCGATGGCGCCGCTGGAGCCGAGCGAAGCATTGATGGCTTGCAGCAGCGTGGTGTGCTGCTGCAGCGTTTCTACGGTGAGGTTTCCGTTCTGCAGGTCTTCCTGCAGCACCTGCAGGGCGGCGGTGTTGATGTCCAGCAGCGCGGCCTGGGCGCTGCGCTGGGTGCCCAGGGTGTCGCTGAGGGCGGCCACGCCCTGCAGCTCGGCCGCGATGCGGGCGGCGCCGATGTTGGCTTCGGCCCGGGTGCGTGCGGTGCCGCGCAGGCTTTCGGCGTAGGTGCTGGCCAGGGCGCCGAGGTTGCCCATGGCGGTGGCGTCGCCAGCTTGCGCGGCGGCCAGGCCGGTGCGGTAGGCGCTGGCGGCGCTGGCGCCCGGGCTGCCGGTGCCCAGCAGCGCGGCGATGGTCTGGCGCAGGCTGCTGCCGGCCTGGGCGTAGGCATCGGCAGCCTGGCGCGCAGCGTTGGCGGCGGACTGGCTGGCGCTGATCTGCCTGGCCAGGGCGTCGGCGGCGGCGCTGGTGGCGGCGGCGGTGGCGGCGGCCAGCGCGGCCTGCTCGTCGCGCAGCGCATTGATGCGGTCGTACAGGGCGCGGTTGGATTCGTGGATGGCTTCGCGCTCGCGGCGGCGAAGCTCTGCGGTGTCGCCCTGCAGCTGCAGCAGCTGCGTCTCGAGCTGGGCGCGCTCTGACATGACCTGCTGGTAGAGCTGGCGCAGGCTGTCGGCGGTGGTGCCGGCGCCGCCGGCCAGGCGGGCCATCTCGTCGGCGACGAGGCCCAGTTCTTGCGACAGCTTCTGCTGGATTTGCCCTTGCGTCAGGCCCTTGAGGCTCAGCTTGATGTCCTTGGTGAAGGCGGCCACCGATTCCGACGCCAAGCCCAGATCGCGGGCCATCTTGACGGTTTCGTCGCGCAGTTGGGTGAAGCCACCGCCGAGGATGGATTGCAGGTCGCTGCTCAGCGCTTCGGTGGTGGTGCGATTGCTGCGGAACCAGCCGCCCTTCTCGAACGTGAACTGCTGCCCGCTGAAGCCCGAGGCCCCGCCGAAGCTGCCCTGGACGCCGGTGTCGGCCAACTTGCGGCCAAAAGCGCGGTTGACGATGCCCCCGACAGCCGCGCCAATGCCGGCGCCGATGGGCCCGAACAGAGCGCCGATCCCCGTGCCCAGATTGACCGCGCTGCTGCCGCTGCGCCCGCCGATGGCCGAGTAGCCGCCGCTGATTCCGCGGCCGATCATCTGGCCGATCATGGCCGGCGCCACCATTCCTGCCAGCGTGCCGGCGCCCATAGCCAGGCCCTGCGTGGTTGCGCCGGCAGACAACATGGAGCCGGCCGAGCTGAACCCGCCCATGATGTTGCCCGCCATACCTGCGGACGCGCCAGCGCTGAAGATGCTGCTGCCGGAAGCAAGCAGGCCGGCAAGGCCCGAAGCGCTGCCCATACCGCCTGCCGCACCGGCCGCGCCCGCGCCGGCTGCCGCGCTGCCGGCTGCCGCAGTGCCTGCAGCGCCGCCGAAGCCCATCATGCCCATGAACACGCGGGCCACGGGGTCCACCACGGCCCGGATGATGGGCTGCAGGATCAGTGTCTTGAAGTAGCGCTTGAGTGCGTCGCCGGCCGACTTGCCGCCATTCATCAGCGCGTCGGCCAGCGATTGGCCGACCTGGTCGACGGTGCGTTCCCACTGCGCGGCCGCGTCCTTGGCCGCCTGGTCGTTGGCCTGGCGCACGCGCTGGTCGCCCAGGGCGCCGAGCAGTTTTTCGCGCGCCTGGATCTCGCGCTCGATGGCGTCGTAGCCCTCGGTGCCCGCGCGGTACATGGCCTGCTGCTCGCGCAGGCGGGCGATGGTGACCAGCTCGATGGCTTCGGCCAGGCTGATGGCCTGGGCGGCGGCCAGGGCGCTGGCCTTGGCGTCGAGCTCGAGGTCTGCGGTGCGGGCCTGGATGGACTCGAGGTTGCGGCGGGCGGCTTCGGTCTGGTCGTCGAGGTACTTCTGGACGGCGGCGGCGTCCTGGATCTGGGCCTGGGTGATCTGGTCTTGCAGGGTCAGCAGGTAGTCGCGGTAGGCTTCGCGCTGGCGCAGGTACTCGCGGGTCGCTTCTTCTTCGGCCTCGTACTCGCGCACCAGGGCGGCCAGGGCGATGTCAGCCTGCAGCTGCAGCTCGCGCTGGTGGGCGGCTTCGGCTGCCAGCTCGGCAGCGTCGTAGCGGGCGATGGCGGCCAGGTCTTGGGCGGCGCGCACTTCGCGCTCGGCCTTGATGGCGGCGTCGGCGGCGCGCTCGGCATCGTATTCGCGCACCTGCTGGGCCAGGGCGCGGTCGGCCTGTAGCTCCAGCTCGCGCTGCACGGCCTCGGCGCTGGCTTGCTCAGCGGCCAGCGTGGCGTCGTCGTAGCGGGCCTGCTGGCGCAGGGCGTCCTGCGCGATGCGCTCCAGCTCGGTCTGGTGCGCGGCTTCGGCATCGGCCACGGCGCGGTCGTAGCGCAGCAGGCGGTTGAGGCTGTCCTTCTCGTCGGCTTCGAGCTGCAGCTGCGCGGCGCGGCGGGCGGCTTCGTCAGCGGCGGCCTGGGCGGCGTCTTCGCGCCCCAGGCGCGCCAGGTCTTGGCGGGCGCGGATGTCGCGCTCGGCGTTGGCGGCGGCGGCTGCCCCGGCCGCGCCGGGGGATGGTAGGGCGATGCTGGGGCGCTCGGTCGGCCGCGCGCGGGGGTCGGCCGCCCTGCCCCCTTCGCGGCCTTGCTGGCGCAGCAGGTACTGCTCGCGCGCGATGGCGTTGTCGAGCTTGCTTTGATACTCGGTGATCTGGCGCGCGCGGGCGCCGAAGGGGTCGGGCAGGCGGCTGCTCTTCAGCTCGTTGATGACGTTGCGGTAGAGCGTGATGTCCTTGACGGTCTCGGCCAAGTTCTCGTTGAGCGTTTGCCAGGGCTTGATGTTGAAGGCGATGTCACCCAGCGCGCGGGTGAAGCTGCCGTAGGTGGCCAGGCCATCGCTGAGCTGGCCGAACCAGTTGTTCAGCGTGGGCAGCAGGGTCTGCGTGATGAGGCGGGCGACATCGCTGACTTCTTTCTTGAAGGCGGCCAGCGCGCGGTTGAACTTCTCGGCCTCGGCGGCCTGCTTGGCGGTGACGCTGGCCTGCAGCGTGCCCGCGTCGGCCAGATCCTTGAGGATGGGCGCGGCCTCGCGGACGGACTTGCCGAAGAGCTCTTGCACGACGCGCGCCTTGTTGGCGTCGTCGGCAAAGCCGGCCAGGGCGCGGGCGGTCTGCTGCAGGGCGTCGACGGGGTCGGCGCGGCGCAGGGCGGCCACGTCGACGTTGATGGCTTGCAGCGCCTGGCTGACGGCGTTGGTGCCGTCGGCGTCTTTCAAGACCGCGTTGAACTTCACCATGATGCCGCCCACGGCATCGAGCGTGGTGCCGGTGGTGCGGGCGAAGCGGTCGAGCTTGCTGATCTCTTCGACCGTGGAGCCGGTGGCGTCGGCCAGGTCGTTCATGGCGTCGACGGCGTCGACAGCCGACTTCAGCCACGCGGCGATGGTGCCCACCGACAGCGCGGCGGCCAGCTGCGGGCCCAGGGCCTTGAAGGCGTCGCCCACCTTCAATGTCTTGCTGTCCAGATCACCCAGGCTTCGGACGACGCCCGCCAGGCCGCCCGTTACCTGGGCGGCGCCCTGCAGGTTGAGCCGAATGCCGATTTGTTCTGCCATGGTGCTCAGGCCCGTGGTTCAGCGGCGCGCCGAGGCGGGGCGCTCGCGGCGGGCGCGGTCGGCCCATTCGTGCAGGGTGACGCGCTCCATGCGTTGTATGTCGGCCAGCAGGCCCTTGGCGCGGCGCGGGGGGCGGGCCAGGCGGGCCAGGCGCAGGTAGGCTTCGACGCCCGCGTAATTGAGGCCCGTTGGCTGCCCCATGCCGGCGTAGACCCACTGCGTCTGCAGCGCCAGCCACGTGGTGAGCGCGCGCTGGTTTTCGGGCAGCAGGAAGAAGGGCTTGGGGCCGCCGGTGTCGGATTGGTCGAGCACCAGGCCGAAAGCGGCCAGCGCGGCGTCTTGTTCGTGGTCGGCGGCGTCGTCATCTTCCGTGCTCCCGAAGTCCAGCTCGCCGCGCGCGAGCAGGCGCGCCGCCTCCTCTAGTTTTTTGCCGTGCCCTTGGCTCCGCAGCTTTCCAGGTACGCCCCGAAGATGACGCCGGCCATGCCCACGATCTCGAGCAGCGCGGCCAGGTTGGCCGGGGTGAAGGGCACCTGGTTGGCGTCGTCGTCGAGCACCCCGTCCCAGCCGCTGACGACATCGGCCAGCAACTCGGGCACCGTGCGCTGGTTGCTGTCGACGATGTCGCGCAGCGCGCTCTGCGACAGGCGCTTGGCCTGGAGCGAGAACGAGAACGCGGCCGGCTTGCCGTCGGCGCCGGGCAGCTTGCCGGCGACCGGGACGGTGATGGTGTTGCTGACGTAGAGGCGGAAGGCCATGCGGGGCTCGGTGTGGGGATGGTTGCGGTGGGCAGGGCGGCGCGGTCAGGCGGCGGGGCTTACAGGCAGACGATGCGGAGCTCGTCGTTGCCGCTGGACGGGACGAAGCGCAGGTTGAGGCCGGTGTGAAGCTCGCCTTCGTAGTCGACGTCGGACGGGTCGATGCGCTGCACGCGCGGGGCGTGCAGGATGATCCCCACGCCCGCGCCGGTGCTGTGCGTGAAGCCCAGCGTCGTGGTGGTGTTGGCGTTGATGTCGGTGCGGAAGGTGGCTTCTTGCGCCGCGCTCAGCTCGAGCTGGCACGAGCCGGTGACATCACGTTGCGTGATGCTGACCGACTGGCCGCCCAGGATGGCCTTGCGCGCGATCGTGTTGCCCAGGTTGATGGCCAGGCCGCGGCTGGGGTAGGCGGTGCCGCTGGTCAGCGCCCCGGCGCTGTACGTTGCGCCGAGGTTGATGTCGCCGCTGTTGACGTCGCTGACGACGCTGGGCACCTTCCACGCGGTGAGCGTGAGCGTGGGGTCTGCCGTGGCGGTGGTGCCCCCGTCCAGGCCGGTGAAGGTGAACCTCAGCATTGGCCTTTCGCCTTCGTTCAGCATGAGCTCGGCGTTGCCCATGCAGCCCAGCGCCTTGCGCAGCGTGCCGTCGATGTGATAGTAGATGGTGGCCGACTTGAACGACGCGCTGACGGGCGTGTATTCGACTCTGGCAGGCGTGGTGAGCACCGCTTCGGCCATGCCGCAGGCCAGCAGCAGCGGGCCCCAGGCCGGGGCGGTGCCGGCGGCGCCCGAGTTGGCCAGCTCGACGTCGAAGCTGCACTCGACGAAGCGCGTGCCGGCCAGCTGCTCACTGCCGCCCAGGTTGGCGCGGATCAGGTCGCGGTTGACGTTGGTGTACGCGACGTTGAACGAGGCGTTCGACACCAGGATGGCGTTGGCGGCGCCATCGGGCGTGGGGTCCACCCCGTAGTTGACTTCGGTCTTGGCGAGGATGGCGGTCTTGCGGATGAGGCGGCCCATGGTGGCTTACTCCTGGCTGGCGGCGGTTTCGGTGGCGGGGGCGGCGGGCGCCGCGGCGGGTTCGGGCAAGGGCACCCAGGCCTGGTGGCCGGCGTCCCACGTCCAGCGGCCACCGGCCGGCGGCGTGCCCACCGGTTGCAGGTTGGGCGGCTCGGCGGGTGCGGGGGCGGGCTTGGCGGCGGGCATGGTGGCGGGTGCGGTGGTGGATGGGGGCGTCACGGCCACGCGGCCAGGCTGGCGGCCTGGGTGCGGTGCTGGACGACGAGGCTGATGGTGGCGGCCACGAGCGGCGTGTCGCCGTCGTCGGTCTGCCAGTCAATCGTGGGCGTCATGCGCACGTCGATCACGCCCAGGTTGGCGGCGGGCTGCCAGCCGGCGATACGCGCCCAGGCGGCTTCGAGCAGCGCGTCGACGGTGGCAGCGGGCTCGCTGGCCGAGCTGGCGCCGCGCGCCAGGCAGTCAACAGCGAAGCTGGTTGTCCACTCGTAGCCGGCGCCCAGGGTGCGGGGGTAGTCGGCGCGGCTCTGGACCAGGCGCACGTTGACCTGCGCGGCGTGCTGCGCGGCCATGGGGCGCGTGGCGTTGGCCCGGACGTTGCCCGATGCCAGCCCGGGCGATGCGGTGAGCAGCGCGACCAGGGCGGTCTGGATGGACAGGTGGGCGCTCATGACTCAGGCGCGCTCGAGCATGAGCCGGCTGACGCCGGTGCCGTCGGGCTGGTGCTCGACGATGGTGTAGGTGGTGCTGCCGACCACGGCGGCCTTGCCCACCGGGCTGGCGGGCACGTGCGCCGTGGGCAGCGTCAGCATGGGCTGCGCTGCCGCGATGCCGGCCACCGCCAGGCCGCCGAGCTGGTGTTCGGCGTCGAAGATGGCCTCGCGCGCCGCGCCGTCCACCGTGACGGCCACGCCCAGGCCGCTGGCCTTGAAGAAGGGGGCAAGGTTTTCGGCAAACATGGGCGGCGGGCGGGCTTGGGTTGGCGGGCTCAGTCGGTCTCGCTCAGCGCGACGACGGCCAGCGTGTAGGCCGGGCTGCTGGTGCCGCCGATGTCGTAGTTCATGCGCAGGTAGCGCGGGCAGCGGTCGAAGTTGATGGCGCGCTTCTGGGTGGACACACCGGTGGTCAGGCCGGTGAAGGCGCCGCCGTCGACATCGCTGTAGCTGCGGGCCGTGGTGACGATGGCGATGGTGTCGCCGTTGGCGAAGGCGGTGCCGCCGGCCACCAGGTCGAAGGCGACGTAAGCGCTGGTGAAGCGCTGGCCCACCGTGGCGTTGCCCAGGGCGCCCGAGGTGGCGCCGACGACTGCGGCCGTGGTGGCGTTGCTGAAGGTCAGCGTGATGGTCTCGGCCACCGCATCGGGGCCAGCGACGACATCGAAGCAGTTGCCCGTGCCGGTGTTGCTGCCCGGGGTGACGCTGGTCACCGCATCGGTGTCAGGCGAGCCCTGCAGCTTGAGCGCCAGCGTGGGCGTGCTGCCGGCCGTGTTGCGGGCCATCAGCACGATGGCGCCCTGGCCCTTGAGGCTGCGCGCGTCGATGCCGGCGCTGTTGCCGTCGGCGCTGATGGCGGCCGGGGCCTGGATGTTGGTGAGGGTGGCGTCGCCGATGATGTCCATGCGTCAGTCCTTTGAAGCGGCCTTGCGCGGGCGGCGCGGCGGCGTTGTGGTGGCGGGCTCGGGGGCCGGGGTGACCATGGCGGCGTGCGCTTGCTGCACGG